ATTGCCAAGCGTCTTGAGAAAGAAGCCGAAGGTGAAGAAGGCGGCGGCGGCGGTGGTCTTGGTGGGGGAGGCGGTATAGGAGACATGGGCGGTGGTGGAGGCGACATGGGCGCTCCACCTGACGCTGGCGGAGACGCAGGAGCAGACGCACCACCTGACGCTGGCGGAGACGCAGGCGCTCCACCACCAGATGAACCAAGCCCAGCATAAGGATCTAATATGGAACGTTTAGCAGAGCATAATTCATACATTACATTAAAGGCTCATAAAGTCGGACTATCCCCAGGTGACTTAGAAGGAGCTTGGGATAACTCTGTCTCGCAACAAAAACTAGCAACACCAGAGTTACCAGAAACAGATCCAATGTTCACACGTAAAGTGATGGATATTTTCGATCAAAAGGTAGACGCAATACACATTGACAAAGCAAGGGAAATAGTCATGGCAAGAGAAGAAATTACAAGACAAGGGCAAGAGTGGATAGATTCAATTGCCCAAGGAAATTACGTTAAGGCTAATGAAGCTTTTCCAAAACTCGTAAAAGCATCGTTTAATAGTCTATTAGATTCGAAGGGAAAAGATTTCCTTACAAAGTTTGCTGAAAAGATGAAGAATTCAAATCAACAATCAAAATAATAGTATAAATAGTTTTAGAGGTTTTAACATGAAGCTATTTAAGCTCATCACCGAAGCGAACTCTCCTAACTTTACAGCGATTAAAGACGTTGTAATACGTGAAGAGAAAATGGCTGACGGTTCAGTGAAGAAAGTAACTGAGATCGTTGGTCCTTTTATTCAGTGTGAGGTTAAGAATAGAAATGGAAGAATTTATCCAAAGGCACTTATGGAAGAGTGCGTCCAGAAGTACGTAAATGAACGTATGACTGGAGACAAGAAACGCTCATATGGCGAACTTGGTCATCCAGAAGGGATTGAAATAAACCTTCATCGCGTTTCTCATATGATTACCGAGTTGAGATGGGAAGGTAATAACGTACTAGGACGCGCAAAATTACTTGATACCGAGTACGGTCGCATCGCAGATACAATCATTAAGGCTGATGGACAACTCGGAACATCGTCACGTGGTATGGGTGCGTTGAACTCACCAAACCAACAGAAACCAGGGTTATATGAAGATGCGGTTACAAAATTTGGCGAGGATTCAAATATCGTTACCGAATTCGAATTAATTGCAGAAGATATAGTAGCAGACCCATCTGCACCACAAGGCTTCGTCAACGGCATATACGAGAATAGGGAATATATTATCCAAGGTGGACAGTATACAGAATCATCTCTAAAACGCTCGGTAAAAGCCTACGAAAATCTTGATCAAGCATTACGATCACTTCCAAAAAAAGATCGTAATGACTACTTGATTGAGTCAGTAGAAAAATTTTTGAATGACTTAGCATAAACCAATATAAATATATAATAATCAGGGAGCATCCTATGAACGAACTCGTTGCAGAACTTTTTAAAGGTATCGACCAGAAGTTGATTTCCGAAGAAGTAAAAGCAAAGGTTGTCGAAATGATCGGCAAAACCGTTGATGCCCGCGTTGACGCAAAGACCAACGATGTACAGTCTAAGAATAAGATTCTTTCGGAAGAGAACGCCAAGCTCGTTGCAGAAATGGCAAGACTCAAGAAGGACGTAGAAGAGAAAGAAGCTTTCCTCAAGGAAGCCGCCTACGACCTCGGACGCAACATGAGCGCAGAGTATGCGGAGAAAGAAGCTATTCTTTTCGAAACTGTAAAAGAATACCAAAATGTCACAGCAGAAGTCCTTAAGGAAACTGCCGGTGAATATCGCGCAATGCTTGAGAGCGAGGCTCTTGGTGCTGCCGAAGAATACAAAACTTTCATTGAGTCCACCGCGCAGGAAGCTGCCGCTGAATTCAAGAAAATGCGTCAGGAAGCCGACGCACAAACGTTGACGAAGTTCAAGACTGATCTTATTGAGAAAGCCGACCAGTACATGCAGGCGGAACTCACCAAGACCATTCCAAAGAACATTTTTGAGGCTGCCGCAAAAGCTGCTGCGCTTGAGCCGCTGGTCGAGGGCATGGTTCATGTCATCGAACAGCACGGAATCAGTGTCGATAAGACTGGTTTCGAATCACTCAAGGTAGCAAAACAAGAAAATGTCAAGCTCTCTGAGTCCTTCAATGCGAAGGTTCAAGAGACTGTGAAGCTTGGCGCACGGGTTAAGGCGTTAGAGAAGCAAGTTAAGTTAACACAGCTTACGGAAGGCATGACACAGGCTCAGAAGTCAAAAGCAGTAAAGCTTTTGGAATCCTCTTCCGTTGAAGAACTTGAAACAAAATTCAAGGCAATCAAGGATATTATCATCGAACAATCGGTGAAGCCAAAAATAGTGAGTGTAAAAGATGTAAAGCAAACTCAAGCAACTGAGTTGGTTGCAAAGAGACAGGTTGATCGCATTGTTGAGAATATCAACAAAAAGCCAGCCGAAAGCCAAGCATCGTCAGAAATGGATACATGGTCCAGTAACCTCGACCGCATGATCCGCCAATAAACCCTTAACCTTACAAACAAGGAAAAGAATATGTCACAAGCAAGAGCATTCAGAGACGCCCTCCGCAAGAAGTGGGCACCTCTCACAAAGCACATCAAGAAGGACTCAACTGTTGATACAGTTTCAGTTCTCCTTGAAATGGAAAACCGTTACTTCAAAGACCCAGGTCGCGTAACCGGTCCTCTCCACGAATCATTTAACGTATCGGGTTCCGATGCAGCCGGTGTAGGCTCAGCATCGTATAACGCAAATTGTGGTGCCCCAGGCGCAGCAGGTATCGCCCGCTTCAAGCCTATCGCAATGCCACTCGTTGCCCGTATCTTCCCTGAGTTGGTCGCCAATGAAATCGTCGGCGTTCAGCCCATGTTCACACCCGTAGGTCTTGCATTCGCATTGCGCTACCGCTACCAGAGCGGCGACTATGCTGGTCAAGAAGCTGGTTACAACACCGTACACTCGTTGTACTCTGGTGTTGAGCCCGCATCGGCTGCTGGTATGACTGGTGCAACTCTCCCAACTTCAGCCAACTTTGCAGCAGCAGCACTTGATCAGGCTGGCAGAGTCAAGGGTGGAATGCGTGACGCAGGCGCACTCGGCGCAGGATACAAGCCAGGATACATCACCAACGAAGGTGAAACCCTTGGTGAACTCCGTGACGTATGTGGAACTGGCGTTCCAGAACAAATGCGTTACATGGGATTGACCATTGAGCGTCAGGAAATCACAGCAAAGACACGTAAGCTTGCTGCACGTTGGACCTATGAGGCTCAGCAAGACATCGCCAACATGCACAACATCGACATCCAAGAGCAGCTTTCAGACCTCTTGGCATACGAAGTTGCCGCAGAAATCGATGCCGAAGTCAAGAACAACATCATCGAACTCGCAAAGGTCGGTGGCGTTTACACATGGAACTACGGAACTGTCCATGCTACAGACGGAACCGCAGACGGACGCTGGGAACAGGAAAAGTTCCGCACCTTGTACACCTTGCTCGTCAAGGCATCGAATGACATTGCACGCGCAACCCGTCGTGGCGCTGGTAACTTCATCCTTGCAAGTGCAAACGTAATCACCGCGTTGGAAGGACTTGAGCAGTTCGCTCTCTCGTCAGTCGCAACAAATCTCTCGTCAGAGGTTTCGGGTGTTACCAAGGTTGGAACCATCGGTCGCTTCACCGTCTATCGTGACGTATTCGCAGCGGTCGATTACGCAGTAGTCGGATACAAGGGATCGAAGGACACCGACTCGGGTGTTATCTACTGCCCATACGTTCCATTGATGTTCATGGAAGCAGTTGGTCCAGATTCGTTCAACCCACGTATCGGCGTCATGACACGTTACGGTATCTGCAACAACCTCTTTGGTGCAGAAAACTACTACCGCTACATCAGTGTCAACCTCGGTAACAGCACAATCGCTGGTTACGACAACGCAGGTTACGCTCCTAGCGCCCCAACTGGCGTCTCGGGTAACGGAATCGTCTACCCATAATCTGAGGATTATCGGTAAGCAAATGGGAAACCCCTCGGCAATGCCGGGGGGTTTCTTTTTTTTGATAGAATTATTTTATGCTATAATATAATCATGAGTACCAATCCAGATCCAGAAGATGCTTTAGACCCATCGAATTTTGATATTCCAAATTTGAATAATCTTCCCGATATGCCGTCTATTAAGCGTAGCGAAATCATTGTTCCGGCTAAAGAGTCACTTCACAATGCTAGTATTTCACAGGGTGAGGTCAAGAAAGATTATCGTTCAAGAGTCGAAGCCCAGGATGTAATTCGGGCAAGGTATCTTGCTCAGATTAAACGTGACCGCGAGGCATTAAGAAAAGAACCTAAAATAATCAAACTTAAGATTCGTAATCTTAAGGATCAACATGACGCATGCCAGGAATCTTTGCACTATGCCAAGCAAGATTATGAGACTCTATTAAATAAGGCGGATATAACAGGAAAAGCATCAGCGGCTAAAGAAATAATGGAACGTATAGAAAAGGAGATTTACGATATTCGTCGTGATATTTCGGATCTTGAGGCACTTCTCTAATGGCTAAAGGTTACTTTAAACGTATAGATCCAACACCATATAGGGTCCGTTTAGAATTAACAGGACCAGTGACTATTGTTCAACAGAACGAGGTCATATACGCAGATGTATCAACTTTCAAAGATGTTATAGGATTTGTGTTTGTTGGGTGGCAACCACCAGCCCCACCTAAACCAGAAGGACTTTCATTGGATCCTTTGAACCCCTCAGATGTTCCTGGTTTTCATAATATAGTTGCTGTGGGAGGATCTCGTCAAGCCCCGCATAAGGTGTTCTTAGAGAATCTAAAAAAAGAAAAAGAAAACCCGAAGTTAACAGAAATCAAGTTTACCGAAGATGTTGTGGAAGTGTCTGTACCCCCAGAAAAGACCCCGCAAGATAAAGAAAACTGTAATAAGGCTCTCATAGAGTACCTAAGTAAATTGGATAACAAGAAATGGTTTGTAATGAAGAAGGAAGATGCTCGGGATTATATCGACCGTCTTGGTATTGATAGATCAAATCTTCCAAATAGTAAAAACGAATTTATTAAGCTACTAAAGGATTATATTAAGTCCATAGGTAATTGATATTTTATATAAATACAGAACGAGGAACCTATATGATCCCACAGAAAAGGGCAGAATTGAGTGAGTGGATCAGGCAGGAGCTTGGAGAGCCTGTTTTTGACGCCATTCCTATCGCTGGCATACAGATTGAAAACGCCATTGACGATGCTATCGACTATTACCAGACATTTGGTGGTAACTTTGCTAATGAGACACAATATGTTGTTATTAATACCGCTCCTATTTCAGCCGCTGGTCCATGTGAACTCCCCGGCAGTCCATTTTCATTTTGTGACCCAACAATAGCAGCCCCATTTTTAATAAATAAATCAGAGTGGCAGCTTCCAAAAAGCGTCTTATCAGTTGTTGAGGCACTTCCAGGTAATACCGGGGCGTTTGGTGCAGCAACATGGCTTACACAAGCACCTGGGCAAGACATTATCGAACGTGGATTAAACGCAGCAGAGTCTATATCTAATGTAGCCATGGGAAACCTCGTCGGCGGCGGTCCTATTAATACTTCTACCAATAACTACACTGGTATGTTTTTCCCAGGAACTATTTATTCTGGAGGCGGCTACGGCACACGTGGCGGTACTCGCGCCGACGGCGGCGGCATGGATGTCATTTCCATGGAACTTGGTATGCAATATATGGAAATGCTCAATAAGCGGTATCGTATTCATGTGAGATTGGATTTTCATAAAGCAACAAGGAAGCTTCGCATCGCACCACCTCCTAAACAGGTAGGAGCATACGTTATTCAGGTAGTTGCAAGAGTTCCTCCAGAGGCACTTTACGATGACTTCTATATTCGCCAATATTCTCTCGCACTTGCCATGATGCAAGTAGGAAGAACCTTACAGCTTTACAAAGGACAAAAATTTGTTGGTGGAGTTGAATTCAATGGAGACTTCTACTATAACGAAGGTAAGGCTGAGCGAGACAAGTTGAAAGAAGAACTTTTAGCAAACGGCTGGGGCGAACCACCTCAAGCATTTTACATAGGATAAAAAAACACATGGATAAGACATACGAATTACTTAAAGAGTCGTGGAATGCGATGCTTGAGGAAGAAAACTCACTCATCATCCAACCACCAGCAACTCAAGATGTACCACTATCAAATGACAGTGGCGGAATGCTTGAGGACGACGCACCAGCGGCTCCCGCCACTGACGGAGAGGCTGGAGGTCCACCACCAGCTATGCACAATATGCCGGATTGTCCTATTTGCCAATTCAATGAGGATTTTTGGAGTGAAGATGAAGAAGGTGGTGAAGAACCAGTCGCTCCAGAGGTTGTTTCTGAATTGACAGCCAAAGGAGATTTAGAAGATCCAGATATTGCTGGGTTATCGATGGAACCAGATCAAAAAAGTGATCGATTCAACAGAGACATATATAAGAAGGAATTGGGTAAGTACGCCGACCCAGATAAAGCAAATATAGGAAAGTTTAATGTTCCTGCTGGTGCAAGCAAATCAGATAAGAAGGCTATTGATAGGGCGGCTGGTAAAGTTGCCACATTAACTAAGCAAGCTGGGCAGAGCGCATCTGATAGAGAAGCAGGAAATAACGGAGAAGATGAGTTGTTATTTGATCCAGTTAGACAAGGACCAGCAACATACGGGGATATGGCTGGACACCGTGACGTTCCCGATGATGTAATTGGAAAGTCGGGAATTAATATTGCAGCAGATCCAGACGCTTACTTAGATCATTTAAAGCAGCTTATGCTCTCTGAACCGTCAGACGATAAGTTATTCGGACAAAACGGTAAGCTTGCTAAATCTGGTGATCCAACAACTATATTCTACGATTTTACGCTCCCAGCATACAAGGGAATCTATTACTCAAAGAAGTTCGATGATTTCCAAATGTTAACTACTTGCCCAAGTGCAAAAGATTGTAAGAAGTTCTGCTACGCAAGAAAGGGAAATTTCACACAATATCCTAAGAACAACCTTCCTCGTTCAAATATGCTTTCGTTCCTCATGAATGAACCACAAAGGTTTGTTCAAAAGATGGTTGCTCAAATAAAGAAGGTTGCTGCAACACAACTTAAGAAGGGTAAGAAACTATACTTTAGATGGCATGATAGTGGAGATTTCTTCTCACCAACATATGCAAGGATTGCTTTTTACATTGCGCGTCAAACCCCCGGCGTATTGCATTATGCGTACACCAAACAAGCAGAAATGTTTAAGGGCGGGGAGGTCGGAGAAAAGCCAGATAACTTTACTTTGAACTTCTCGTTTGGTGGTAAAAACGACAGAGCGATTGATATGAATTCTGATAAATTTAGCCTTGTTATCAAACCAGAAACTGACTTACCATTTGCCCTTGGTCAATTCAAGAAGTCGTGGAAGAATCTCATGGATTCACAAACAGAATTGAAGAAGGCTGGTAGTGCAGTTAAGAAAGCGAAAGCTGGGGTTAAAAAAGCAACCACGCCAGAAGCACAGGGACAAGCTAACTTTGCTGTAGAATCCGCTACGAAGTCGTATCAAGCAGTTGATATGAAAGTAGACGCTGCTCTTAAGCAGCTTGACAGTGTATGTATGGACGAAACATTTAGAGCAAACTTAGAGAAGAAGTTTAAGCTTCCCGCTGGTTCGGTTATAACGTATTACGAAATGGTCGATAAACCAGAAGATCAAAGTGTACAGACAAAGTGGAACGTACTTGTTTATCCAGGCTGTGGTGATATTTCAGCAGCAAGACGCGACGTTGCAGGAACATTACTCTTAATCCACTAATATACCATGACAGATCAACTTGATAAGGTACAGTATTTTCCACAGGGCATGGGTCCACAGTTCATGGGTAACACCATGCAGACTATGGACAAGATGCAAGCGGAAATGATAAAAGTCTATGGGATTCCCATGGACTACTATCCTGTTGAAGTTGATATTAACAAAGATGTAGCGTTTGGTGAGGATACTAACAAACGCTACATGCGTAAGTTCCAGATCAAGGGTAAGATTGATAACGACGGGTTTGATGAGAACCTGTTATACACAGGATTTAGTGAATTGAATAATATAGAATTCAGAATCTTCCTACACCTTCCAAGTTTCGTTAAAGAAATTGGAAGAGAGCCTATGGCGGGCGATCAGTTCTATTTACCATTTAACTCTTCATTTGTTTATGAAGTATCACACGCTGTCCATGCTGCTCTTGGTCGAGCAGGAAATCTTTTTGGAATGAAGAGTCTCTTTGTTATCAACTGTCGTGAGCGTGCTGTTTCAGTTCACTCAGCGGGATATGGAGAACGCTTCGGTGTATTGGATAGTCAAGGTAAGTTACGTCCAGATGCTCCACCAGATGCTCTTGTTAATGACGGATCTGGTCGCGTTGCTTCTAAGTACGATGTTCAGCAGCCTCAAGTATCCCCATTGGTGATGCATGACAACGAAGGAATTAAGAAAGCTGTTGATGGTACTGGTCAAGGTGATGGTATCGCAGTTCCTAAGTCAGATTTTATCAAGGATAAGTGGGGGAACTGGTAATGCCTAAAGTAGTCGTAAACGATGCTTCTTTTGAAGGTAAAACAGATCCAACACAATATTCTAACGAAGATGGTGTTATATATGTTAAATCATCATACGATACCAAGGAAGATCCTGAAGGTTGGATGGTTCATGAATATAAGCATAGCGAAATGAGAAATGTTCCCGATGACGGAAAAGAATACCCTACAAACAATATAGAATCAGAGGCATATAAAGCACAATTTAAGTTTCTTGCGGGTAGAGGTAAGACCTTACAAGATATTCAAGACCCTAAACAGTTTCCTACATTAGCACCTAAATTCACGAAATATAATGGAGAATATGCACCAATACTTATAAAATATTGGAACGAAGTAAACGGTAAAGACACAACCGATAGTGAGTTATACGAATTGGATACGAGCGTAGACGATCAAATAAAAGCGATTAAAGATAAGTACGGTGCTGTACCAAAAGATGGATATTTCAAGGCTAAATTAGCATCATTAGAAAAACAAAGAGGATCTTACACCACGCAATCCCCCGATAAAGCCCATTCAGTTTCTCCTAGTGCCCCACCACCTATTAGCTCCAATGATATGGAGATAGGACTAGCAGTATATGGGAATGGTGGTTATAAGATAATCAAGGGTAATGATAATGCCGATATTATGACTTTACTGAAGTTAATAAATCCTATGGGTATCATATCCAGGGGATCTAGTTTTAGTCCTATAGTTAAAAGTAACGACAAGGGAATAGGAGTAACTGTTCCCATACACGGAGAAGGCGCTGGCGGTGCTGTTCCGTTTGTTAGTTTAGTTGTATACGGCAATAATAACAAATCCATACTGAAGCAAGCGGCTGATAGTATCATAAGTAGTAAAATAGTCCAGGGCAATCCAATCTATGGGCTAAATAAGATATCTAATTTACTTGAGTTTGTAACGTATAACAGTGAAAACTTTTCATACGAGAAGCAAGTAAGGAGCAATATAATGGAATCATTACACAATGATCTTAAAAATATATTCTTTGAAAGGAATATGTCATTAAATGAAAGTAGTGGTATATCATCAAGTGAATTGAAGCAGAATTTTCCTGAATGGGGCACAAAGAAATCTAAAAGCGGCGGTCATGGTACTCAGAGAAGTAACACGGTAAGCACATATAATAAAGTTATCGAGTGGCTAAACGGAAAGTTTTCTAATTTACATGGGAAAAAGATACTTGATTTGAGTGCTGGTATGGGAGTCGGTACTGGGGTATTAAAAAGCACGGGTGCCGATGTTGAATCTTCTGAGCCATTTCCACCTAGTGGATTTACACCAAATTATGGATTTTCTAACGATGTCACAGGTAACAGCTATGACATAGTTATTAACTCGGTTGTTTTAAATGTAGTACCAATAGACATAAGAACACAAATAGTTAATGACATAGGTCGAGCATTGAAAGACGGCGGCGTTGCAGTTATTACTGCAAGATCATACGCAGATGTTATGAGTGCAGCTACAAACCCACAAAACACTGTTATTAATAAAGATGCTGGTGAAGTATACATAAAAGGTTCTGCCGATTTCCAAAAAGGCTTCAAAAACGGTGAATTATATGCTTATGTTAGCGGCATATTGGGTAGCGGGTTTACAATACTAGATAAAAGAAAAGCTAGGTTAGGTGTATCGCCAGAAGCTGTCGTAGTATACAAAGGGAAAGAGCCGTCAACAGAACCAAAACCAGAACCAGAACAAAAACAATCCATCCCAGATTCGTTAGGTACAAGTGTTCCAACGCAGACAAGCATATTTGAGTCACTTCGCAATGACCTACGTCAAATATTTACAGAAGGGATGGTAAAAGTTCCAGTTGACGAAATTCGTGCATGGGTTGATACACATATTGAAGAATTTAAGGCTAAACTTAGTGAGACTTTAGCTCAAGGCTATAATACTGATATCGAAGATTACCTTATTATTGAAAATCCATATAACAATGAAAAAATAGAATTTGTAATAGCAATTCAAAAATCTATGTTGAAATGGAAGGGTAGTAACTTAATCTTCCTTGTCGATGCAAACACAAATACAATTACCATAAATGCGACAAGATTTATCGCTAATTACAAGAACAATATTAAAGATGGTCTGATTAGCGGATTGGTACATGAATTAACACACGCAATTGACCCAGGTTATAGTAAAAAGGATGATACTGGTGATAATTATGATGACTATGTTAATTCAGATAAAGAATACGTAGCATATAATAGAGAGTTTATTGATAGAATAAAGCATATGCCACCAGCTAACCAAGAAAAGATCCTTGATAGAATACGTAAAGGTAAACCATTAGGGGTCAAAGAGATAGATGACTACTATTCATCACTTACACCAGAAAACAAGACTAAGTTTATAAATCAACTATATAAAGAATTACACGGATGAAGAACTATTACTACGGTCATGTATATCACACTACGACCCTTTTATTTGCGTCTATTTTTGACGAAATGGAAGTCTGGGACTATGACGCAGACGGACATGCTACCGGTCGTATCCCAGTTCCAGTTAAATTGACGTATAAAGAGAAAGTCATAAGTATGTTGCTCAAAGGCAACGCACAGAATCCAAATGTCATGAGGGACAATGAAAACATTCTTCCAATGATTTCTATTCAATGGACAAATACAGCCCTTGATACTGAACGCATGCGTGGAATGCGAGAGAAGAGGTATGTTTATCTTGAGTATGCCAACGATGGATCTGGTCGCGCCCAGCAAAAACAGCACATGGATATGCAAACAGTTCCATATAAGCTAACTTTTGAAGTTACGGCATGGGCAAAATATCTAGACCACTTGGTTCAGATAGCAGAAAATATAGATACGTTCATACACCCAGAAATGTATCTTGAATACTACGAGAAAGGCATCGGCGTCGGTCGCAAGATCAGGGTTGTTAAATCTTCTGAATCCATGAACCTTAACCCCGATCTTCCAGATAACGAATTACGTTCAAAGTTTGTCACATGGAAATATACATTCGAAGTCGAATGCAATTTGTACAAACCAGAACTTCCTGTTGGAGTTCCTATCAAGAGAGTCGTTATCAGACACTCAGCAGTTACTACAAAGAATGGGGTTGCTGGTATCGACACCGCAGAGCAAACAGTAACTCAAACAGTCGATTCCGAATCTTCAGCAACATCAGGCGCTTCCGGCTGTTTCTATGACTATGATGCTAATATAGTAGATTACATTAGAAAGTTCTCCGATGTTGAACAGTCTCAAATCGCCAGCCAATATTCACCTTTGATAGATTGTCAGACATCGCCAAGAGATATCGTAGCCCCGGCAGTTACACCGGTTCCTATTTTAGCCTTCGGGGAAGTTCCGTTGAGCGCAGGAGTAGATACCGTCATGGTATCAAGCCCACTTATTCTTGATTCGCCAGAATACGTACCGTCAGTAAATATCAACGCCAAGAGTTCTATACCAACATTCTCTGTAGAAGGTATTTACAATATACAACCAGGAAGCTTCGTTGTTAAGTTCACATCGGCTCCAGCCGACAATTCATTTTCGCTCATGTGGAATGCTGTACAGAAGTATAATTCGAATGAAAGTGATGTATAATACCAGTATGTCAAACAAACCACCATCAACTAAGAACATCGAAAAGGCACTTGGGATAGCAGATGATATTTCCAAGATAGGTAACTTATCGTCCGATGAAGAAAAGAAGAAGCAGTTTGAGGAACGTCAGAAGAAGCTTAAAGAAATTCAAGAGCAGATGCAAAAGAAGCGCACTGGATATGAGGATGATAAAGCCTATATCAAGGACATGTACAAGGAACTTGCAGAGACTGCCATGATCGGTGTACGCATCATGCAAGAAGAAGCTGGCATGACAGGCGACTATAAGAATGTCGAGTCACTCGCTGCCGCCGCCAATGCCGTTAAAGCCGCTCTTGATGGATTGAAGTCAGTTGAGATTGACGAAGAAAAGCTCCGCATTGAACGCGACAAGGTTGATATCCGTCGTGTCGCCGCAAACTCAATTTTAAGTAAGACTCCATCAATAGGAGATGGAAATACTGTTAATAATACAATAGTTCACGTGGGAACCACTGGTGATCTTATTCGTGCCCTCAAACAAGCAGAGAGAGAAGAACAAAAGATCGTAGAAACACAAGCAGAAATTATTGACCCTAAAGAGGATAAAGAAAAGGACGAGTAAATGCCTGTTGGCTACGATAAAATAAAGGGTCTAAAACGCCCAGGTTCTCAGACAGAATTTACACAAGAGCAGATGAAGGAATTCATGCGCTGTTCGCGTGATATAGTTTATTTTGCACAGACATATTTTACAGTTATAGAAGAGAAGCGTGGTAAGCATATCATCAAGCTCTTCGACTACCAGATAGAAACCCTCCATGCATTCGTAGAGAATCGTTTCGTCGTTCTGAACTTTGGGCGTCAGTTAGGTAAGAGTACCTGTCTGTCGATTTACATCCTTTGGCTCGCTATGTTCGACGTTGATAAGACCATAGGTATTCTTTCCAACAAGGAAGCATCTGCAAAGAGTCTTATGAAGGATATCAAGACAGCTTACCTTGAAATGCCAGATTTCCTTAAGCCAGGAGCCGAAAAGTGGGACCAGACTGTTATTGGATTTGACAACGGATCGGTCATAATGGGTGGCACAACCGCAGAAGATTCCTTCCGTGGTGAGTCGTTATCCCTTCTTGCACTTGACGAGTTCGCACACGTCCCACAAGAAATCGCTGACAGCTTCTTTACCTCCGCGTTCCCGACTGTTAGCACAGGTGGTCGTATGATAATGGTATCTACACCTAATGGTTCCGTTGGAAGATTCTATGACGTATTCGTAAATGCTGGTAAGGTTGTTAACGGTACAGTAAATCCATTCAAGGCTATTAAAGTTCCTTGGAATAAGCACCCTGATCGCAACGAGAAGTGGAAGGATGAAACACTTGCAATATTAGGTAAAATAAAATTTAACCAGGAACATGAATGCGTCCATATAAATACTAAAGTAAGAGTTCGTAATAAACAAGACGGTACTATAAAAGAACTTACTCTAGGAGAATTATATGATATGTGCAGATAATACAGTTTTTTGTAAAATATGCAATAAACAGACAAAATATACTTTAGATCATTTTGCAAGATATCACTTAAAAAAAGAACATAACATATCTGTTAAAGATTATTACGATAAATGTATAAGAAAAGATGTGGAAGGTATCTGTCCAGTCTGTGGTGAAGAGACTACATTAGTGAATATGGTAAAGGGATATAGTAGGTGCTGTTCATATGAATGTATGAGAAACGACGAAGATTATCACAACAAAAGAAATAGTGGTATTTCCAAAATAGATTTTAAAGAAGCTCAAGAAAAAAGAGAAGTGACTAATATTGGAAAATACGGTGTAACTCATGTAAGTATGTTAGATAATATTAAAGATAAAGTCACAAATACATATATAGAAAGATACGGCAAACATAGTCTACAATTAGATCATGTCAAAGAATCAAGAAATAGCTCACTACACACCAGCGAGTGTAATACGAAAAGAGCAACGGGTATTAAAAATTCAGCAGAAGAAGCAAGTAAAGCTAGAAAAAATACTATTTTGGAAAGATACGGTGTTGAGTATATTAGCCAAGTAAAAGAAGTGGTCATCAAGGCGACAAATACAAAACATCTTAAATATGGGTTTAGAACTAGTGAGGAATTTACTGAATTTGAGAAATACAAATCAAAGGTAAAAACAATAACAAAAAGGTTTAAACACGAAATTTTCTTAAACGAAAATTGTTATTATTCTGGTGTGTTATTACAGAACCTTAGAAGTGGTGATAGATCAAAAACAATAGACCATAAAATCTCAATTATTCATGGATTTCGTAACAATATATCACCAGAAGTTATAGGGGCTAAAGATAATCTTTGTTTAGCTGCTCGTAAAATTAACTTAATTAAGAACTACAGAACAGAGGAAGAATTCAGAAATAGTCCAGATTTTGAAAGGATAATTAATGAACTTAAACGACTATGAAATAGAAACACCACACGGCTGGTGTGATTTCTCCGGTGTCAGAAAAATAGCACAGCGCGAACTGTTCATTATCACCTTAGAAAATGGTATGTCACTTAAGGCAACTGAAAATCACCGCCTATTCTCAAACGGTAAAGAGATATACTTGGGAGAGCTAAAAATAGGATCTTTTATAGACACTAAAAATGGTTATTATAAAGTAACTAGTGTATCAAGAGAAGCTGGTTTACATGATGTATTTGATGTAGTTGATATTAAAAATAAAGACTCAACATATTATACGGATGATATTATTTCTCATAATTGTTCATTTTCTGGTTCATCAAATACACTTATAGATGGTAACGTTTTATCAGCTATTGAAACTCACGATCCAACATGGGTTCCCGAAGAAGGCTTCTATGTTTGGAAACAGCCAACACCAAAGAGGCTTTATGCATTTGGTGTTGATGTTGCCAAGGGTGCGGGGAATAACACAGATTATTCAGTTATTAACATATTCGACGTAACAGATTTTGCATCCACTGGAACATATGAACAAGTAGCTATATTCAGAAGAAATGATATGGTTCTATTCGACTTCATTGAGAAGATTTGGCAAATTGCCAAGATGTTCAATAACCCTATGATTGTTATTGAAAACAATACAACTGGTGATGTTATCTGTAAGGTTTTGTACAACGATAAGGAGTATGAGAACTTATATTTCGACTATGAGAAGGCTGAACACGGCGTCAATGCAAACATGAAAACAAAGCCAATGGCTCTTAACTTCTTTAAAGACGATGTACAGTCAAAGAGAATGCATATTCACTCTAAAGATATGCTCACCGAATTGACGTATTATGAAGAGATAACTCCTGGGGTATTTAAGGCACGCCCTGGTGGAAATCTACACGATGATACCGTATCATCTGCGTATTGGGTATCCTATGCCCTGCGTTCACGATACTTTCAAGATGATTTCATGTGGTACGCAGGAAAAGCCATGGTAAATACTGAAGGTAAGCGACCAGAAACTGAGCAAGATGAAGAGATCCTACGTTCGTTCAATAAGTATGTCAAGCCATTCAACGATAAAGATAGATTTAGAAGCGACTTGTCAAGATAATCTATAAATACTCACATGAAGCTTTCGACCGCATTCTATAAAAATTATAAAATGCAAAACCTTAAATGCATATAAATATATTCAGACATAGGAGAATTCGCATATGACACTTTCATCTCCCGGCGTGCAGACCATCGAACGTGACGCGAGCCTTTACACACCAAACGTAACATCATCAACTGGTGCTATTGTTGTTGCTGCTAACAGGGGTCCGGTCAACGTTGTACTGGATATAGGTAGCCAATCAGAGTACATTACCAACTACGGTAAACCAGATGATGTAAATTATAAGTTTGCATGGACCGCTCTCAAGTATCTTGAAGCTGGTCCCTTAAAGGTAGTTCGTATCGAAGATTCTACCCGCCTATGTGCTGGTACGGTTATTGGTTTGTCACAACCAACATCTTCCCAGTCGGAAGGTGACGTGACGGCACAGCCAGAACCTATGCAGGTCGTGCAGTACCCATTGAGTTTCGACTCAGTTGGAACCGCTGTAACTACTGGTGGTCCTCTTGATATTTCTGGCGCACAGAAGTTATTCCACGTCTATTCAGTCGGCGCAGGTCCATTCTACGAGAACATCAGCTTCGCAATAGTTTCAAACTTCGAATATGTCACACTCCAAGCTTTCAAGCGCGACTACACACAAGCTGTATTGACTACTGATCGTCAGGCAGTTATTGCAAAGTATTGGACAGGTGTATCTGGCGATCCTCTCTTGAGCCGCGCCCCAACCCTACGTGACGATATCATTATTTCACAGCCAATCGTTGGTGGAATGGTAGATACAGCAAATACATCTGCCGGTTGGGCAATTGACGAGGGCATGCTTTCGATATACACTGGGGTTGAATATGGTCCAGCGCCAGATATTTCTTCGTATGACATGTCGGGCAACCCAGTCTACTTCTACGACTCATACCTCTTCTACGTGTTTAACGAAACAGGGTCGTTAAGTAACATATACATGCTTTCTACCGATAAGGATAAGAAGGATGGTCAAGGCTTGACGATGTTCGGTCCATCTGTTGTCAATGGAAACGATAAGTACCTATACATTTTCACTGGTAATAGCGAACTTGCATCGAAGGGAATCGAAATAACATGGTCAGTCGGTCGTACACCGCTCATGGCAGCAGACGGTTTGGCTGGATATACAACACAGAATTCGACAAACCCAGCCTCACATAATGGGGTTCTTGATGCGGATCCTGGTATTCACCAACTTGAGGGTGAGTTCTTCGGCGCATGGCAGAGGTATTTCGGTAACAAGGAAGATATCGAAGTTGACCTTCTTCTTGACTGTGACTATTCTGATAACGTTAAGCGTGAAATGGATAACGTTTGTAAGAATATTCGTAAGGACTGCTTTGCAATCCTTAACATAAGAGAAGATATCATGGTAAACCCATTGACCAAGAAGGTAGTAGACCAAGTTTACACACAAATGGCTAACTATGTTGCAAGAGATTTGAACATAAACAGTAGCTATAGTGCAATGTACGGTAACTACTTCAAGATTTACGACAACTATGCAGAAAAGGAACGCTGGGTTCCATGCACAGGATTCATCGGTGCAGCTTACGCTAACACTGATCTAGCCTACGCTCAGTGGTGGGCACCAGCAGGTTTGACACGTGGCTTGATAAGTAATGTAATTTCTGTAGCCGTTAACCCAAGTTTGGCACAGCGTGACATTCTCTACATCAACCGTATTAACCCAGTCGTAAATTTCCTTGGACAAGGTATTGTAATTTGGGGTCAAAAGACCCTTCAAGCCAAGCCATCGGCATTTGACCGTGTTAACGTTCGCCGTCTCTTCCTCTTCTTAGAGCGTTCAATCGAAAGAGTTGCCCGCTACTACGTATTTGAACTGAACGACGATATTACGAGATTGCGTTTCTCTAATCAGGTGAATAGTTTCTTAGCAGGTATAAAAACACAACGTGGTGTTTATGATTACTTGGTTGTTGCAGATGCGTCTAATAACACACCAGATATCATTGATAGAAATGAGTTCGTTGCAGAAATCTTGATCAAGCCAACAAAGGTAATCGAATTCATCAAGCTTATCTACACAGCAGTCGCCACTGGCGTCAGCTTCCAAGAAATCGTTGGAAGAGGCTAATTTTTTAAAAAACATCTAGGAGATACGTCTTATGGCATCTAAAGCATTTAATAAGAACCTAATAGGATTCAGAACAAAGTTGGGAGACTTTGCCAGATCCTTTATGTTCAAGATTGATATTCCATGGTGGAACGACATAGAAACTTTGTCGATGCTCGCAAGATCGGCAACTCTTCCTTCGTACAAGATCAAATCCTCACCAATTGGATTCCAGGGATTGAAATTGAACGTAGCAACGGTTGCTGAATTTGAACCAACATTCACTGTTGAAATTCTTGCAGACGAAAAGCAAGTTCTTCGCGGAAACATCATGAAGTGGATGTCATATACATATGACCCAATGACCATGGAAGCCTCCATGTTACAGGGTCCAGGCGCTCAGTCATATAAGATAGATGACGTTGTATTCTCACAACTTACAAGAGATGGATCAGCAGTAATGGCGTATAAATTTGCTGGTGTATTTCCAACCTCTTGTGATTCAATCAAGCCATCTCACGACGATACAGACCCTGCAAAGTTTGCAGTAACCTTCACATACGACTTCTTCACGTTTAAGGCAGCCGCACCTGCTGATAACATTGTTCCACCATCTGGAGCAGCCAATAGTGAAAAAGGCATTGATGTGACGGCGGGTGATACAGCCGGGGCAACAGATACTAAGGCTGTTCAAGATGGCAACAGACCAAATTCATACAAGTAACCAATATGCCGTAACAAAAATGACAACGACTTGCATTTATTTGCAAGTCGTTGTTCGTTTAATGTATAATAAATACTAATATGAAACCACTTTCGTCAAATACATTGGGTGCTAGAAACTCAATCGGGAAATTCTCAGGCGATATATCACGTTCTTATTTGTTTTCTCTTAACATGCCAGCAGTATTTGTGTCACCTTCTACCGACGATACTATGACTGTGTTCTGTGTATCTACAAAAGCCCCTGATTTCACTCTTAAGAACAAAACTATAAAGATTTCGACACTTGATGTAAATGTTGTCAATGGTATAAACTTCAGCGCATGGAAAGTAACATTCTTATCGGATAGTAAAGACATAATCAGATCGAATTTATTAACATGGTCAAGTGTTGCGTGGGATTTTAACAGGAAAGGTGCAACATCCCCATCATCATACAAAAGACAGGTAACTGTTAATCAATTGAATTTAACTGGTCATGTTATTAGTAGCTATACGTTAGTAGGTGTATACCCAGAAACTGTTGGTGGGTATGAGTTTTCAAATGACAGCAATGAGCTAGTTAAATTTGACGTTACTTTCAAGTATGATTACTTTACTTTTGAGAATACTGGTATACAAGGCTCTGCTGTTAAATCACCACAACCACAGAAGCTGTAATCGGGCAACGGCTGATTAGTCCTGTTTTAACAATATCAATTTAACTGAATTATATCTGATATAATTCATTAGGAGAATCATATGCCAGAAATTTCATTTCAAGACATCAAAAGAGCTTACGCATTGGCAGCAAAAGCGGCACCGACACATACTTCTCTGTGTTATAGCGGGAAACCCGTAACTGTACGACCCCTTAAAATGAAGGATAAAAAGGAATTTTTGAAGGTACTTGAGAAAGATGATGATGTATTGATAGATTCGTGTATAGACTCTCTTATAGAAAAATACGTATCAGATAGTAAAGACGATCCTATCACCGCCGCTTCATTGGTTGACCAAGAAAGGCATCAGCTTTTAATGACCATCCGTAGGGCATCCACAAACGAGGAATCGGTTAATATAAGTCACGTTTGTCCACAATGCAAGACAAATATAAGAAATGTGACATTCGATTTAAAAAATGTCATTATTAACAACTTTAAAAAATCAGACGGTGCTGACGATATGATTGTTTCTAAAAACGGTAGTATTAAATTCACCGTGGGCATTTTAACAAGAGGCGAGATGGTCGAAATAGAAAAGTTTATTAAGTCAAAGGAACTTGCCAGCAAAGTAGAAAAAGAATTTGTCTATTTGGCGTCCACAGTCAAGGAAATATACCTTGTGGTTGATGATATAGAGAAGAAAATATCCCCATCGGTTGCTGAGCGAGTAGAGTTCGTAGAAAGCCTTTCGTTTGATGATTTTGATAAGATTAGAAATTACTTCGATTCTATCGGATCATATGGGTTATCATTAGGATTCGCATTTGAATGCCCAACCTGTAAATATAAGAACGATAAAGAAGAGGCTAAGATAGTCAGTTTTTTTATAAACTAAAATTTAACGAGGAATCTTATTTTTCAACCCTCGTAAGCATAGCCGACCTTCTAAAAAAATCAGAAGGTTGTATAAATATACATGAGATAGAGGAACTAGAATTCTTCGAATTTATGTTCTACTTGTCGTACTTTGGTCAAGAATTTTCTGAAAAGCAGGAAAAGCAGGACCACGACAAAAAAGAGATGCAGGAACTCATTATTGAGGGTATAACAACTATGTACAAGGCATTAAGAGGATAAAATGGCAGATCCAACACGGATAATAACTAATCGTGCATTTGCCGGTGATGAAAAGCAAGAAATGTTAGAGGCTATTCTAGACCTTCGCCGCGAGGTCAGGGCGTTATCCGCATCTATATCTGAAAAGATAGGTAGTCGTAGTCCCGATAATGATTACGAAGCAATAGTTAGTCGTTCCCTTAAAAAGCACGACAAAGGCAAAGAGACTGTTGAAGAACGCGCAAAACGTATCGTAAAAGAATATAACGAAAAGAGAGAAGATGAGCGCAAAGAGACTGCCGCAGAAATACGGGCGCAGTTTAAAATACTTGGTCAGAAGTTAAAGACTCCATTTAGCTCTGGGGCATCATCGTTACTAATGGGTGCCGGTGATATGGTTGGACAGAAAAGAGATTATGGGTTTAATGACAATGTAGGTAAGAGAATAGATGCTGGCAACAAGCAATTCATGGGAGAAGCTCTCAAAGGTCTTGGTAAACTTATAGCTCCAAAAATGGAAGCTGAGAAAAAGGTTGATCGCGGTCAGGTTAATACAAATAACCCAAACGATAGAAACAACGAAAGTTCTAATAGTATAGAAAGTAGATTAGGCGAGAATAAAAAGAAAATTTCTGTTTTACGTAATATGATGAAGAATGGTGGGGAAATGAGTAGAGAAGAAGGAAAAGTCCTTCAAAGCATGATCGATCAGTACGAAAAACAGAATAAAGATGAACAGCTTAACCAAAAAAAGACAATGACTGTAAAGGAATTAGCTGCTCAAAAAGTACAAGATCAGTATGATAAAGAGAACGAAGAGAAGAAAGAGGTTTTAGCTAATGCTCTTTCAAAAATAAAGATAATGAAGCATAAGTATGTCGATAGTGGTTGGAAAGATAAAGCAAAATGGCTGGCGAGCGACACACTCATTGGGATGGGTGATATGGTTGGGCGCGACCGCGATCAAAATTTTAACGAAGATACAGGTAGAAAGATATCACAGAAGAACAAAGATTTATATCGTAAGGTTGGTAATTTCGCTGGTCAGGTAATAAAGCCATGGATGCCATCTGGACCTCCCCCAAAAGACGAAGCACAGGATAACCCAAATGATCCAAACGATTCAGATGAATCTCTTGGGGAATCTATTAAAGAAGATGTTCATTTAATAAAAAGAGCAGTTGTAAGAGAACAATCACAAGAATCCAATCAAGATTCTGAGCTTGATGACATCTACGATGAAGTGTATGAATCATCACTGAAGTCGGTTGCAATAGAGGATCAAACCGATGATCTTGAAACATCCATATCGAAGCTTTATCGTTACGTTAAAGGTGGGTCACTAGTAAAAGATATAGTAGATGCTATTAATGACAGTAAAGAAAATAATGGCGGTGGAGCAGGGTCTGGAGAAGAGGACGATAAAGATGATGACGAAGATGACGACGAAGATGACGAAGAAGAAGATGACGAAGGTAAGTCACGTAGCAAATTAGGTAAGTGGAAAAACCGTTTTCGTAAAGGAAAGTTAGCTGCTAGAAAAGCCGCTAGATTAGCCAGAAGTGGAGGAAAGGCGGCGTTACAGTATGGTCGAGCCGGATTAGGTTTGGCTGGTAGCACATTGCAAACATTAGGCGGCGGTGCAGCGGCGTCTGGAGGATCGGCTGGAATGGCTATGGCTGGTGGCGCATCGGTTCTTGCTCTTGGTGCAGCATCAGCATACACATTTTATAAAACAGGCGAGACGGTAGCAACAATAATTGGAAATAAATCGGATGTGAGGGATAATACAAAAGGATCATCCGAAGCATCTGTAGCTAGAAATAAAGAAAAGCTTACAAAAGACAGTGATGAAGTAAAAAGAAGTATTCCAAGATACACCAATGCTGGATTATCTGATGATGAAGCGGCAGCATCTGCATTAGCTGAACGCCAGAATACCAAGATGCTCACAACAACAGCATCAATGGGTGGTATTTTTACCGCTGCGAAGAATTCCACAGATTTTAGAAGCTCTGAAGAAGAAATGGGTAAACTCACCGAAGGTGAGATGCTATCAGAAACAATCGGAAATGTATTACGAATGTTGCAGGGGTCTTTAGCCGATCCCAACCAGTTAAAAAATAAATCCCCACAAGAAATAAAGAATCTTTCGAATCAAGCAAAATTAGCAGTTAAGCAAATAGGTGATTTAAAGAAAACCTGGGAAGATGCTAAAAAACTCGGAGGTAGTGGGTTAAATTCACCATGGCTCAACGACGAAGGTATGGTTGCAAATGGCGATGCTGTAATTAACTCCCTTACTGAATCCGGTGGTGATATATCGAAATCATTTGACGAGTGGGCAGAAATTATGCAGTCTGGTGCAAAATCGAAAGACTCTAAGAAAGACTCTAAGAAAGATTCTAAGAAAGACTCAACTAAGCCAGATACTAAACAAGATACTAAAAAAGACACAGACGCTACAAAAGAACCTTCATCAGATCCTTTTGAAAAGTTCAATAAACAGGATGAAAGTCGCGCCCGCAAAGAAGGAGAAACTTCACGTCAGCAATACAATAGGTTGAAGAAAGCAGGATTACTTAAAGAAGGAGAGGACGAAGATGAACTTGATATAGAAGAACAAGGACATCAATCAGACAGAGAAAAATATAAAGTATTTGAGGATGAAGTCAGAGCAATGGCACGTGGGCAATATTCTGAAGATGAAATAGAACTAGCTACAAATTTTGCTTTTAAAAATTCCAACATAAGAAAAAGTAAATCCGGTAGATCATATGTCCTAGCAGAAGATATTCAGAAAGCTTTAGAATATGCGTCTACAGTTGCTACTAGTGGTCCAGAAAATCTTAAAAAATGGCTAAATAATAGCAATAAAGACAGTAGAATGTCGTTTAAGAGAAAATCGCCAAGTAAAGAACCAAGTAAAGAACCAAGTAAAGAACCAGAGCAGAAACCCACGGATACAGGAAATACTAGCTTACAAGACGAAGCTGGTAAAGAAAATGAAGTTAAGAGTAGCGACGAAGCGGCTTCTAGGTTTGATGCGCTTTCAGAAGCTAAAGAGACTGGGGTTATGAAACCACCAACAGGTGGGTGGAGAGAGTCAACTCAAGAAGAGAAATACAAATCACAACAGAAGCTAAAAGATAATTTAAATGCTGTTGATAAAGATTCCAAGCCAGCCATAACAAAAGTTGGAGAAGAACTTAAGGGTGCTATAACGGACCAAAATAAAAATATCGCAGACAAGATAGATACGTTGGCTACACAGGTTGCTAAATTGACCAACAAAAAAGAAGCTCCACCGGCACATCATTATCCAGTACACCAAGACCCAAGCTTTGCATCCATACAAATAACATCAAGAGGAGCATAAGATGACAGATTATGTTATACCAGTTCCGAGTGTGGTAGGAAAATATAAGTTAGATAGATATGTATCTGGAACATCACATAACGGGAAGGGACAAAACCCTTTTATAAAAGTTAGCGGCAATAACGCAACGTCCCCATCAAACACCGGAGAATCTTGCAAATTGAATGAAGCCGTGATCGAAGCGTTCGAATATCAACCTGTTCGCGTGACAACCGAAAATGTCAACGGTGTTATGCGAAGTAAACTATCCTACGGTAGCAGCAAACCGCCTGCCGTTCATAAATTTAGAGTATTGCTGGATACGGAAGATATCACTATTCCAACCGTATCTCATGGGTGGTCGGACTCCGCTGATAGTCCATTAAGTGCCGTTTATGAATTTGTACAAAGCGGGTGGGGACAAATAACGACAGGTATTACAGATGCAGCTAACGTTGTTAGCCGTGTCGGACTTGGTGGAAATTACTCAACAGCAGCGACTCCAAGAATAGACTACCAGCAAGTGTATCAAAACACAGTCCCACCAACAATTAATCTAGAATTTACTGCACTCACAAACGATAATTTTTTTGAAGATATATTGAAACCTGTATTAACTCTCACATCACTAACATTTCCATCAAAAGTTGGGGGCGCGGAAGGCGCTGGTGCAGCAGCAGCCGAGATGGCTTCTATAACGGCGAGACAGTACTCATTAAAACCACCATGTCTTTTTAACGTACACCATCAATCTGGATTATACACATTTGAAAGTTGCATGTGTACTTCATTAGATGTACAATATTCTGGTCCATGGTATAACGGAACATTAAGTGAACAAAAGGCATTTTCAGCAAGTTCGGGTTCATTGTCTGTAAAGGTGGAGAATAGGTTATTTCCAACAATGGCAAAGGTAAAGATAACATTCTTGGCTGGTCAGCGTGTTGTACGTGGAGACATCCAAGCAATTATCGATGGCTTAGGCTAATAAGTATCATATAATAAGGATCAATAAATGCCATATATCCCAGTAGACCAACATAGCTTCGTTAACTTCTTTCCAGAAATAACCGATGATGATAATATAAAGTTTCTTGATATTTGGAATTCTTTTAGAGTTAAGATTGTTCCAGAGTTTTATACATCAGATGCTTACTTTGAATACACTCCGAATCAAAAAGATACACTTCATATGATATCTCATAAGTTCTATGGAACAACTAAACTTTGGTGGGTAACACCTTTAATAAATGACGCGGAAGATCCTTTTGATTTTATCAAAAATGTAGCCGATGTAAGTGGTACAATAAAAATCATGAAAAACAATTATATTTCAAATATACTGTTTAGTGTATCTAGATTAAGATTAGCGAAGGAAAAATCGTAATGCCAAATAATCAGAACCAGACACAGGATAATCCACAAAGACTCGCTAATTTTTACGAGGCGCGTATTGGAATGTCACGCCTTACAAAAGACACAATAAGCGAAGGTCCAAAGTCTTTGGAACAAAAAGCATTTAATTTTTTGATTACCGCGCATGTGTATGGTGTAAAAATATTTGAGTCACTTGACGCCGCCTACCGCACGGCGGAAATGATTATTGATGACCCAACTAACTTCCGCGCCGTGGTCCCATTCACAGGACATGAAATCATAACTGTCGGATATAAGAACGCTCTTACCGCCTCCGACTCAAAGATGAAGATAATTCATTTTATGATTCATAGTATATCAGAAGATGCACATCCAACTAACATGTCTAGTGGATTCAAAAGGCTAACTTTAAAACTTGTAGAATTTCCCGCATTTGAGTTTCTCATGTCTAACCAATACTACAAGACGTTTCCAATTGATGAAAAAAATACACCAAATCAAAAGTTTTCCGATATCGTCAAAGATATGCTAAAAGACATAAAGCACTTTGAAAAATGGTATGACATTGAAGTTAAAGATTCTACCCCAAAGAATATAAATTTATTCATTCCAAATTGGATTCCGATGAAGGTTATAAATTACTGCAAGAAGTACGCAGTATCACAAGAAAAGAATTACCCAGCCTATGTATTTCATATTGGAAATGTAGTGGGTAATACAAAACCTACTGCTTTTTTTAAGCCAATATACTCGTTCGTTGATAAAGCCAGCAAATTTAGAGCGTATGGTACATCATATATTGAAACAAATAAGCCACCGGAAACAGGTGAGTATAGCATGACAGATGTTATATCAAAATATTTCTTTCAATATCACGACGCTCAGAAGAAGATATGTTCATTTTCCGGCAATACAGAGGTACTTTTTGACTACTTACAAGACAATACACACATAGCATCAGATTATGACGATTTTATCAAATCAAAACATAAGGGAATATCGCCATATCCAGCATATCCTTATGGTCATGGCAACCAATGGAGTAGCTTTCATAAATCACCATGGAATTATGACGAGGGTTCCATTATAATAAAGAACGAACTTCTCAACGAATATGTTAATGGGTTAATAAATAACGGCGCATCATGTGGGGGTATGTGTCCTATATTTGAGGGTAGGGCATGTGGGGAGCGAGCAGAGCTTATTATCAATATTAACGATAAAGAAAAGATTTGCGATAAGATGATGTCGGGTGCCTGGATAACATGGTCTATAATAGATGTCCTTATAAACGGAGCATCTTATTCATCAATTACATTCAAGAGTGATGGGTTCGTAGAAATTAACGACCCATCAAAAACTTTCAGCAAGATAAATACTATTACAGATCAAAAAGAACCGGAGTCAATAGAGAAATAACATGTCAATTAACAGATTCAATTGGGATAGATGGGATACGGTTGTTACCAACAGTGACGGCACCAAGGAAGGTGACGTTAACCGTACTGACAATACCTACACATGCGCCTCAGAGATTCCTGGTATATCATCAGCCCCATCGGGTAACCCACCTATTACCCCAGGACTTTCTGGTTGCCAGCTATTCATGCCGCCACGCATAGAAGATTTTAATATACTACCATCATCGCAGATGCAAATATTCATCTACGGCGAAGGTCAAAACTAAGGAACCATATGTCAGACGATTTTAGAAAAGGATCATCGGTTACATTTGAAGTGAGCAACAAACCATACGTCGATAGAACAGTCACGCCTTCTCTAAATGACTATCGTAATGCTTCATATGCATGGATCAAGATTTATGACCCATGTGATAATATCTTCGTTGATTGTCCGATGACTCCTTGCCAAGATCGCATCGGGTGGTATCTTTATCGACTGCAAACAGATGCCGAGTTCCCTCTGGGGCAATACAAAGTGGATATTACACTTACCAATGTTGTTCCCGAATCCTCCACGACATGTACATCAGGGACATCCGGCATCCCTGGAATTTCTGGAACACCTTCACCATCCGGCACACCAACACCGGACTATTTGGCTACGTCTAGAGGCATCAAATATTTCAGACTCATCAGCGATGATGTGAGATAAGGAACAATATGGCTGACCCAACATGTTGCAACATAGTATACAACAGCGAAGTGTTACTTAATGAGTTTCATACTAATAACTTTGTGTTTGTATTGGACAATATTCCAGTAAGTTTCTTGATGTCGAAGTTCAATACCAAGTGTCTCAATTCTCTTGGACCAAATAAAGAGGATTACGCATCGTTTAATAATGTTGATGCATATAAAGAAGCTAATAATGATGTTAGAAATCTTGCCTTGTTCACACAGAAAATAAATATTCCTGGCTGTTCCGTTGACACACAAAAGCTTTCTTTATATTCGACAGCGCCTTTACGGACTGTTGGTGGGCACATGACATTCGATAATCTTCAGATGACACTTCAGGTCGATGAGAACTTTTTCATACCTCGTTTCTTCTATCATTGGTTGACTAGTGCAGCTAATCCAGAAGAGATTATGAAATATAACCAATCGGAACACATACACGAATTTTATACAGACGGGCATTTGCTTCTTTTAGATAACAACCGCGAAAAGACCATTGAGATTAAGTTTGAAGGGTTACACCCAAAGTCTGTTAGTTCAATACAACTGTCATCAGAAGCACCAAATAAAGCCTTTATAACAATCGATTGGGTTTATACCAGTTACGTATTTGCAGACGAGTATAAGACAGTATATGGAAGAGTCTAATGAACTATGACGAAATAGTTCAACGATACCCATGTCCAGATCGTCGCGGCATGGGATTCACTGGCTGCACATGTACTAACAATTATAGACAAGACCCTCGTTTTGTTGATTGTGCAGCATATGGTTCAAAGACTACCCGTATAGAGAACTGTATCAATTGCCCATTCCAAATGCAACACGATGCTAAGAAGCGTCAATTAAATGGATAAATGTAAAATGCAATTCGTATAAATATGCTATGAGGACAACTCATGGCATTTCTAATACGGGAACATTTTAAAAAGGAACTCAACGAACTCTTTGGGCTTGTTGAGGATGAACTTGACGATATTGTTGACGAGGTTAGCACAGATGCCAAATCTGACGACGGCTCCGCTGATCCAGCCGCTGACCCAGAAGCCAACCCAGAAGCCAACCCAGAAGCCGACCCAGAAGCCAACCCAGAAGCTGATCCAGCCGCCGATCCAGCCGCCGATCCAGAAGCTGATCCAGAAGCCGAAGAAGATGATCTTGCAGGAGCAGCGCCAGACCCCCCAGAGTCAGAAGTTGTCCCAGGAACTGGCGATGAAGTTAAATCAGAAGGAACTGATGATGCATCGAAGGTTGATTCGATGTTCAAGGATATAGGCAAGCCAGAAACCGACTATGGTCTGACTAATCCTAACAATATTCGTCTTGCCAAGTTCCGTTTTAAGAGAGCAGGAATAACCGTCGAACAGATGATGAACGAAGTTGAGCAAAAGGTTGGATTAACCGTAGAAAAGTTGATCTACCGACTCACACCGGAACAATATGAGTCATATAAGGATAAGGGCAAGGAACTTCGCAAGAAGTATGACCTCATCGAAAAGCGCGAAAAGAACATTATCATGTTTAATTCACGTATTCCTATCTATTATTCTGACAAGAACACTGGTGAAGTACAGGAAATTGACGAACATAATCCAAACCTTCTCAAAAATGCCTTCTCAAAGATTGATGAATTCATGATTAAGCGTTTTGGTGAACAATGGGTAGATGACCTCAATGCCGTTGACTTTTTACAAGGCATAAAAGTCAACTTCGCTGAGAAAGAAACAATCACCCCTAACATGATCACAGCTAAATTCTTCGCAACCGAAGAAGAGAAGATTATGCCATTTAACAAGTTATATGTCAAGACACCAAAATCTGTCGATGACTTTGTAAAAGAAAACAAGGAAAATCAGTCTTATCTTCGTAGTGCCGTATATCGTGCCCTTGCTGCCGGTTACCTGGAAGATTCAACTGACCGTACAGGTGTTTTTGCTATGATAAAGAGTGACGGCGGCGAAGAAGGTGCCACTGGTGACGGCGATGCTACCGACGATGTAGAAGCAGAAGCCGAAGGTGATACAGGTGATACAGGAGACACAGGTGGTGATCCTACTGCCGAAGAAGGATCCTCAGAAGGAGATGTGGGCGGAGACATAGATGCAATGCTCGGAGACGCTGGTGGTGGTGGTGGTGAAGAACCGCAAGCAGAACCTGTATAATACATTAAAGGAAATTTCATGGACAAAAAACTAGACCCGGCATCACAAACAATTGTTGAGAAATGTATTTCAGAAGTTGTTAATAAATATGTAGAAGAGTCCAAGTATTTTACAGCGGACAGCCTGCATTACATTCGCAGTAAAATTACATCTTTAGTTCATCAACGCCTTGGTGATGATTTTGTAGCTCGTATAGATGTCGGTCTTGATCTATCAAAAATGGAAAATCTTCCATTTTTCTTCAAGATAGATATTCCTAAAGAGAAAGCTGAGCAAATGCTCATAAAGGAAGCTAAAGAATAATGCCACTATATCGTAAGCCAAAGGATATTCCTTATCAATCTGCAAACCCAGATGCAGTGAAAGATATACCTTTCGCTACGACTACTGTTTACCCAGAAATCACAATTGAATTTGTAAATGCACACGTAGAGGATAAATTAGAGCGTCAACTAGCATTAGCACTCTTGAATATTGACTCAACGAAGAATGCAGTAATTGACGGCACAAATCTTAAGTCAATTGCTACACATAAAGGAACTTTACCAGTTGGTAAAATAAGCTACTCACCAGTTCCTATATTCATTGGGTCACCAGAGGCACCAACAGAAGAGTTTTTGTATTTCAATCCAGAAATTAGTCAAAACAAGCCAAGTTTCTTCAATAGTCTCAAGGCTGACTGTGAGACATCTTTCTTGTTTGCACAAGTCAAACCAGTATTATCTAATAATCGCGGCATTTACCGCAAGCCTCCGATATCAATACCACCCCCTTATGCTGTATCATATCCGGCAGACGCTTTAACAAATACTACAACATCAACTATATTTGTTAACCAGCGTAGTTCTGATATAGAAATAAGGTCGTTGGAAATTCTCGTTGTTAAGCTTGGTCTTGGGTTATCTGTTGTTTCGGACAACCCAGTAAATTATGACACATGGTACGATGACTCTTGGAAAACTTTTAGTACAGGTGGTGTCGGATTCGGATATACAAACGTTGTCGATAAATCAAACACACCATATGCGGTTGGTTCTAGGTATAATTGGACATTCGGTAGTATTTTTCTTACTAAGTCATTTGGAGACAGTAATCCAATAAGAACAGATTTTGGTTTGCAGGAAATAAACTACGAATATTCAAATTCTTCAGTAAAGCTTGTGGGATGGAAATATATAGTAAGCGATACAGCACCATACCGGTATAAGAATACAGAAAGTGTTATAGCTGGTAAGATAATGAATCCAGTAGATGATACAAAAGTATATGGTAGGCAGCTTTTGACATACATATTGAAGTCTTTTGAAGAAGGACGATGCATTACCATAGGTAACAAACACGGCGGCATTGAGATTGGCGTCAGCTTCTATCACAATGGCAACTGTTGTGAGTGTGATGATGACTCATCATCTAGTTCATCATCATCCTCTATAGATTCAGAATCTTCGTCAAGTTCATCGGATAGTTCTCATTCATCACAGTCAGAAAGCAGCTTGTCTAGTGACTCATCGAATTCATCGTCTAGTTCATCATCAAGTTCATCGTCCAGTTCATCATCCGATTCATCATCAAGTTCACTGATAACATCTGACACATCAGAAAGCTCGGACATCTAATGTTTGATACAACAGTACCATCAAATACATACGAAGTAAAAAACCTAGCTAATGGCGAAGGTTTCGTATACGTAGGTAAATCAGCACTTGTCGAGCAGCCGGGAGGAAACCGCACTATTACTGAGGGAAATAACTGTCTAGCGACTTTTATGGTAGGTAGTATAGTCCCTGGTCGTAATATTCGTTTAGATATTCCAACTGAGAAGGATCCAAATATATTCTTGGATGCTAAGTTCTTCGACTTCGAAGCTTATAGCCCACAGATTACTGGGTCATGTGTCCTTGGACACACGTCTGACACATCAGGCGACATATCATACTATTTTAGAACCATAACTAATGACGGCTCAGCATCGAATGATTCATGGACGATCATTGAAGCTGATGATGCCAGTTTCTACATTGGATACGACGGTCTGACTTATTATAAACAAGCAGATGGATCGTATTCTCGTTCCATTGTAGCAACCAATCCAAATTCTCTTATTCTCAAGACACATACGCTTGATATCAATAATTCACACCCATTCATGCCAAGTTTGTATACACACAAGACAAAGGACGAATACGGCAACACCACATTCTACCTGAATAAGCTCATTGCCGGTCCTGGGCTTACTATCAAGGATGATGGCGATACATTACGTTTTGATTTTGATTATAATAAGGCTCGCCCGACACCATGTTGTAATTCAGACTATAGCGGGTACGGAATCTACGATCCTGTTTCTGTCTCTTCGTCATCGATTGAAAAGATTACTTGTTCAGACTTCGCCACCATGTACCTCGTTGGGTACGATTTCAAGAAGAACGCTCTCCTTGATGTTGTTACATGTGAAGGAGGTTTCTGTAACTGGTCTAAAGATATATACACGTTCAGTGTCATTACGGGGGCACCTCTAGACTTCAACAGTTCATCGTCAAGCAGCAGTTCCAGTTCCTCTGAGTCAAGTTCAAGTGACTCATCAAGTTCACAATCTGAATTACATGGCGTAGCCGTAGTAGAAATACATAACATCTATACGGAAGATGATCCCAATGCACCTTTCTTCCCAAATGGAACTTACAACCTTGTTTATACCGCCCATCACTTCTGGGAGACGCCAGCAGTCCCTGGTAACCCAGATGCCCCATATATAAGTATCGCATATGTAGAGACTCCTGCTGGATGGCAATGGAAGGCAAATTACGGTTGTGGATTCCGCAAGACATGTGGGTATGGTTGCTCACCAAGTAACTGTGCGCTATCCAATGTAGTCTACGACAAAGAGGATATATGGTCATACTTTGCATTTCCAGCCAACGTATTTAGCTTCAACTCTGAGGCATACAAATGCGGTAGTCCGTTGTTTGTTCGCGGCATGACCGTTAAGTATCTACATGGAGGAGAATTCATATGGAACGCCGAATCATCAAGTTCCTCAAGTTCCTCATCTAATTCTTCATCTAGCTCATCATCATTGAGCGATTCATCAACGTCTAGCGATTCGTCTGAGTCTAGCAGTTCATCATCTAGTAGCTATTTGGAATTTCACGCTCCTTACTATATACGTTCTGGTTGGTATTATCGTCTTAAGGCAGAAGAAACCACAGAAGGATACTTCATGTGGAACTTGCGTGTCATGAAGTATGAAACATATTACCGTGATTGTCTAGATGATGAGTCTAGCGATTACTACCGCGACTTCGACAGAGACTTTGACCAACAAGAACGCAAGGTATATCGTCAAGATACACAGTTGCTTGTGTTGACTCTTGCTACTAGTGGTGCATTCGACCTATTTACCAGAGACGAACCATTACAACCAAATGGTCGCTTCTTATATAACGAAGAGTTAACGAAGGATTGGGTTGAGTTGACTGCTCCGCCTATATACGCCCGCGCAGATCCTTCCCGCATAGAATACAACGTTGATGAGCTACGTTTGAGTGGTCCACATAACAACAATGCAAATACATTCGCGGACATTACCAAGACGTTCACCGACTGTGGTCCTTATATAGAATCGTCAAGTTCATCGCATAGCGATTCTGAGACTATGGGACCAATGGTATCTGAGTCGAGCAACTCATCTAGTAGCTCGTCAAGCAGCAGTTCAAGCAGCAGTTCAAGCCTATCATCATGGTCATCACGTAGTAGCTCGTCCAGTAGCAGTTCAAGCGACTCATCAAGTTCCTTTAGTTCCTATTCAGGCTCAGATTCTAGTGAATCTTCGTCGTTCGTAGTCATTATTGATTAAATATAATAAACTCTGATATAATAATTTAGATGCTTGCATTTCCTGTAACCAAGCCCAATGTCCCAGTGGACATGCACGGCTGGTTCGATGATCGTAATAAAGAGTTTTTAAAAGATATTATAACCCCACAGATGAAGGTTATAGTTGAGCTTGGGGCATGGCTAGGAACCAGCACCAGATGGCTATGTGATAATAGTTCTGCTAAAGTGTTCTCGGTGGATCATTGGCAAGGATCAATTGAGCATCAGGGCAGGAAGGATGTTAAGGATAAGCTTTCGACCCTCTATGAGACATTTCTTGTTAATTGCTGGTCACATAAAGATAGGATTGTACCGGTTCGTATGAACACTATATCAGGAATGCACTATATTCATGACAATGACATCGTACCAGATATGATATTCGTGGACGCTAGTCATGAATACGAGGATGTTTTAAAAGATTTAGAAACAGCTAATATGCTTTTCCCAAGAGCTATTTTATGCGGAGATGATTGGTCATGGAGAAATCGGAAGCAAGATAAGCGAAAAACAGTTAAGGAAGCTGTTAAAACATTTTCGAAACAGAAGAAGTTGAAGATCATTCACAATAGCCGTTGCTGGATGATAAAAAAGTAAAAATCTATCATTTTTAAAAGGAGAGAATTATGGCTATTTTAAAAGCTTTAGGTAAGCAAGAATTAAAGGAACTTGGATGTAACTTTGTGGTTGCAAATGTTCCAGTCTTTGCTGCTGTGAGTGATCCTAAAAAGGTCAACCACATGGTCATTACACGGTTCAGTACACTTGAAGAGGTCAAAGACTTCGTTCAGAAGAACACGCCTTTCGTTTTATTTGATACCACTGGTGTTTATAAAGAGAAGG